GAAGTTATTTTATATTCTACTTCTCCATTTCTATTTAATACTAAATTACCTATATAAACATCATCATATATATTAGGATTACTATCTAATTGAGCCAATCTTTCAGTTAAAGCAACTGTAGGAAAATAAGCAGCTTTTACCTTAATAATAGCTTCAGCAGGGGTTATAGGATCTTCTGCAATAGCTCTAAGTACAGATTTAGGATCTGTAGAATTATATTTAACTTTATATCTAAATTTAAGTATTTCTAGTAAAGCTTTTATAACATCTGATACCCCATCTTTATTATAACATCCAGCTCTATTTACATAAGAAGGAAAAAAGAATCCGAAATTAGGTCTACCTTGTTGAGGTTTATCAAATACATTTTTAATAGATAATATATTATAACCTTCTGGACTATACAATAATGTTTTAGCTGAACTAAAATCAGACTCATCTTCAGCAGCAGTTCCTACAAGATACATTACAGCAAAAGTATATTCACCATCTTCTACTGATTTTCTGGTAATATCATAAAGAGAAAGCAGTCCTTTAAAAGAACCCATCTCTTCAAATAAAATCCAACCACGCTTACCTCTTAATTTCTCTGAATCATCTTTAGCAGATACAGCCATTACTTGATTTAAAGAGCCTTTCTCAATTCCTCTTTCATCTTTATAACCCATTTGCCAAGTCATTTCATTTGGAGAATTCTTTAATAGTAAATGAGGGAAAGGAGTATTTTCAAATATAAAATTTATTTCAGGTTTAAATTTTGATAATGTACCATCTTTAGAATCACTAAGATATTCTTTTTGATAAGCAGTTAGTACAGTAATTACTCTTCTTCTAGATTCTTCAGACTCTCCTAAAATTAAATTGTGTGACATTATGGCAGCTAATGAATAAGACTTAGCACAGTTATGTGTTTGAATATATTCTCCTATAAGATAGGAACTATCTGGAGCATCCACAGTGACACATTTACACCTTTGCTTTCCTATATATTCAATATTAGTAATACAAGTTTTTAATTCTCTGGAGTTATGTTTCTCTTCATTTATTTTATTTCTTTTTCTTTCAAGATTAAATAATTCTTTTCCTCCATAAATACTAACTTCATAAGTATCTAAACATTGAATATAAACACCCTCTTTTCTATATCCTGATTTTCTTACGGTATAATTACTATTATACCCAAGACTTCTAGCTATTTCCATAACATCAAAAGCAAGTTTTTTTGATGCTGTATTAAGTACTGGTATGTTGCCATGTATAGTTCCATCAGTATCTAATAATCCTTTTAATATCTCTAGTCTTATCTCTCTACTATTATATTTATATAAGTCAGGTATAAATTTATCTTTTGATTTACTCATCCATAATCCACAATCATATAAATATTGTATATTACATTTTATAGCATAAGAATATTCATTATTTCCTATTTTATATATTTTATAGGGTATTTTATTTATATAATTATCTATATCATTTTTTGCAGATGTAAATATAATTTGATTTTTATAATTAGGATTTCTGAAAGTTCCATCACCTAATACAATTCCTAAAGTATAAGCATCAATAGGTATCTCTTTAAAACTATATTCTACTCCTTTATTTTTTGGTATAAAATAAACATAAGCTTTTCCTGAAGGGATTCTCCAAGAAGGAATTCTTTTATTAATATAATGTTTATATAAATACTCAGTATTTACAGTCATTATTTTTTTTGAATTAGCCCTGATAATATTCCATAAATGATCATCAGAAGCATATACTTCTCTTCCATCTCTAAGAGTTATTTTATATACATCAGCTACATCATTAAAAGGAATATCAGTAACTGTAGTTATATTATTATTAGTACCAAATAATTTATCTCCTATTTTAATATCCCCCCATTGTTTAATTCCTTCTGGAGTATAAACTTTTTGAGTATAAGGATGAGCACCTCTTTTAGCCAATTCTATAGCATGTTTACCTTCTTCTCTTGCTTTATATAAATAATGAAATCTCCAATAAATACCTTCAAAAAAGAAAGGAAATGATTCTTTTCTTATAGCCTTTTTAGAACCAGAAGTTATAATATTAACCATCATAGGACTATAATTTAAGAACCAATAACAATACCCTGTTACCCATTCTCCATCTTCCTCTCTTACATAGCCATTTAAGCATCTTCTTATTTCTTCATCCCAATGTTTCCTGTACTCAGAATTAGGATTACTATTAGGTTTAAGAAATGTATAACAATTATATTTTAAATAATGAAGAGCTGCTGGTCTAAAATAATCCATATTTTCTGTAATATGAGGGTTTTCCAAATCAACTATAATTCTACCTTTATTATCTCTGGGCAAATCTTTAGCTCTTTTTCTATTAGGAGAAATCAAATTTTTAACAAAAGGAATAGTAGTAATAGCTTCTTCAAATTGTTCTCTTATTTCAGGTTCTAATGAACTTAATAATTCATCTGTTATAGGAGTTTGAAATTCATTTACTTCTATCATAGTTCTCCTTTTATTATTTTATCAAATAGTTGTGAATTTAAAAACTCTAATATTTTAACACTAAAAGCAGCTTCTGCTCCTATAATAGCCTTTCTTTCTTCAGTGCTATTAGCAGTTCTTGACACATATTGAGAACTTAATATTTCTGCTTTTAATCCTTTTTGTAAATACCAAAGTTTATATTCATATTGCTTATAAACTTTTATTTTCTTTTGAAGTTCCTTTGTATGAAATACGAATCTTCCTCTTATATCAATTCCTAATTCTTTTCTTTTAGCTATGAGATAATCATTCAATCCTTTTATAAATCCTTCCATTGCCTAGTATAATTATATATTTTTAAAAATCCTCATACATTGCTTTTTCTTGAGTTCCTCTAACTCTATCACTTTGAGTTATTTCTTTAGCTAACGATTTTTCAGCCTCATCCAAATCTTTTATTAAACCAGGAATCTGCTTAATAGTAGCTGTTACAGTATTTAAAGTATATATAGGTTTACCTTTATCATCTACTGCATTTAAATCTATTTCTCTAAGTAAAGTTCTTAATTTATTAACAGCAAATCTAGTATCTTCTAATAGCAGAGCTGAAGCTGGTTTAAATGTATTATAGAATTTCATAGCTTCTAATAATAAAGCATCTGGTTTCCAATCTTTATTTAATCCTTCTCCTTCTTTAATAGATTTTAATCTGTCCTCTTCATCTGTAATATATTGATAATCACTTCTAGGGTCACAAAAGAAATATATAAATCCTAATTCCATTATAGCTTTTTCCTTTGATTTTGATTTATCTCTATTCCATATATTTTTAAAAGGTTTTAGAGCAAAAGCTTCTTCGGATATTTCTATCTTATATCCTTCATATTTAAATAATTTCATACTATATTAAATTAAAAAAGCCTAGCCTAAATTAATAGACTAGGCTCTGTATTATGTAATAATTGTTTGTTCAGGAACTATGATTTGGGAAGGATTATCAAAATATTCTTCTTCATACTCCTCTATAATAAAATCAATATCTCGGTCCTGCAAGAATAAACAAGATTCTCCATTTAATTCAATAACTGGCAAGTTATATTTAATAATAGGATTATCTGTTATAATTCCATCTTTAAGAGAACCTTCTTGATGTTGTTTAACTCCAAATCTAGTAGGATTAACACAAACAATATCTCCTACTTTAATACCTCTTACAGAATCTCCTACCGCTAACACAGTTTGATACTCCTTCAATTCTCCTTTAAGTTTCTTTGAATCTAAGAGACCTCCTGAAGTTTTAATATCCTGCTCATATTTATTCATTGTTGTAATAAGGGCAGTAAACATTGGTTTAATCTTTTTTAGTATCATTTGACTTCTCCAGATTTTTTAAATATTTTTCTTTCTTCCTTACTAGTTTATCATAATCACAATAGAGTTTTCCTATATACGGAATACTAAAACTTGTATTGAGAGCTTCAAATTCTTGTTTTGTCAGATTCTCCTGAAGAGGTAAAGACTGAACTTTATCTTTAATAAATCTCCAATAACTTTTATAAACTCGTCTTACCAATTCAGGAGAAATGTCTAACTCTATTGCTATATCTTTTACTATATCTGTATATTTCACGATAACTCAAATAGAAATAATAAATTAAAAGTATTACTATTAGGATCTACGTTAGGTATAAATTTAGGATTAATTTTACCATCAATAATAATACCGCTTTTCCTTAATTTACCTAAAATTACTTGAAAATGCTGGAGAGATATATTACACTCTTCCCTTACTTTTTTTCTAGTTTCTTCTCCTAGAGTAACTTGATCTAATATTTCTTCATTCTTTATTACCTTACTAAGCTCATATCTATGTTTTAAAAAACAAGATATTATATCTATTTCTCTTGAAGTTAATTTGTGGTAAGGGTATAAAAACTCAAACCATCTTCTAAAGAACTTACCATTTAATGAAGTAGGTACTCTTATTACATTATTTGCTATCATTTATACCCTTATTTAAATTAATCATTTTCTTCTCCAGTAGAAGTAGTTTCAGTCTCTTCTTTAGTTTCTTCTTCAGGAGTCATTAATTCTTGAATCTCCTTAATACAACCGTCAAGGAATTCTTCTTCAAATACAGGAGCATTTTCAACAACCTTAAATAGATAATCAAGTCTTTTAAAAATATTGTTTAATGTTTTTAATTGACTATAAAGTTGATTGTTTTGTTCACTAAGCTGATGTGCAATTGCATTAAGTTTATCATAATCCAACTTTGCTTCCTTTTTTATTTCTTTGTTCTCTTCCATTTTTTATTTATTTTAAATGATTAATATGATTCTAAATATTTATGATGAAATTTTCCTTCATATAGTTTATCCCACTCTGCATTAGATGTCTCCTCAATATTAGTAGCACCACATTTATTGCAAAATTCCATACCTGCAACTCCTATAATAGCTAAAGATAAACATCTTTTACAATAATGAACAGGTATTGCTTCAAAGTCTTCTTTGGTCAATTTTTCTTTATCAAATTCTTCCATATTATTTATAATAAAGAGTTATAAATTGTCCATTCTCCTTTAAGACTTGAACTACATAAACACCTTTATAATCTTCACTATTAAGAATTTCAACCAATTCTCTTATAGTTTTAGTACATAGAGCATTATACTTTTTATTATCTTTAATCCTTGTTTCTTCTACTACTTCCATAATTTTATTTATTTTAATTAGTTGCGGGGAGCTGACTCGAACAGCTGATCTCTGAGTTATGAGCACAGTGAGTTACCTCTTCTCCACCCCGCGATACCTTTTTACTTATTATTATTCTCCAGAAAGAGAGGTAAAGCTAATCTGCTTTAACCTCTTAGTGTACTTAAAGTTGAAATTAACATTGCCATTACAACAACACATTTTGCTAAAATAATTACACTTTCCATAATAATAATAATTAAAAAATTA